CTAAGGTGCGGTAGGTCTTTTCTAACTTTTCAGCCTACTGCCCCTTAGTTTTAATTATGAACTAAGGAATTTAAATGGCAAGTGAAGTCGATATATGTAATTTAGCACTCTCTCATATTGGAGCAAGCGCTACTATTTCAAGTTTAACAGAGGCCTCAGAAGAAGCCTTTCATTGTAACTTACTTTATGCTGATGCTCGTGACGGCTTATTGCGTTCATTCCCCTGGGGATTTGCAACGCGTCATGTAGCACTTTCTGATGTTGGTACACCACCAGGTAACTGGGCTTATCGCTACAGTTATCCAAATGATTGTTTGTTTGCAAGGGAAATTCTTCAAACAAATCAAGTCGCTGGTAGTAACAACCCGATTGAGTATGAGATTGCACTAAGCGATACTCTAGACTCTAAGGTTATATTAACTGACCAGATTACAGCAACCCTAATTTATACAGCAAAGGTCACTAACACTCTAGTGTTTGAACCTATGTTTACTATTGCTCTAGCGTGGAAGATGGCAAGTGAAATTGCTATCCCAATTACTAGAGACGAAAAGAATATGAACAACGCGTATCAGATGTATCTTGCTACGCTAAGTGAGGCCAAAACATATAACGCTAACGAGTCTCATCTTGATAAAAGGAATGCTGAGGCAAGTTGGATAACAGGACGTAGCTAATGCCTGTATCGACAATGCAGCCTTCGTTCTCAGGTGGTGAGTTAGCGCCATCACTCCACGCTCGTGTTGACCTAGCAAAGTATGCTACTGGTTTAAAGACGTGTCGTAACTTTGTTGTACAAGCTCATGGTGGTGTTGCTAATCGTCCAGGCACTAAGTTTATTGCTGAAACAAAAAACTCAGCAAAGACAACAAGACTCATTCCATTTGAATTTAATACCACACAAACCTATGTTTTAGAGCTTGGGCATTTGACTATGCGAATTATTAAAGATGGTGGTCTTATATCTTTAGCTGCCAATCCTCCAGCGTATGCTGGAAGTAGGTCGTATGATATTACTGAAACAGATAGCAGCGATGTTAATTATCCTTTTGTGAGGCATAGTAATGTCAACTATATTTTGATCTCAGGGACTGGGCTGAATGTAACACCAGGAAGTAATGCTGCTATATGGCATCCACTAACTGGACTAGTTATTGAAATTCCTACGCCGTATACAGACTCGCAGCTCCAAGACGTTAACTTTACTCAGTCTGCTGACATTATGACTTTGTGTCATCCATCACACCCAGTCCAAGAGCTTAAACGCTATTCACATTACGCTTGGGATTTAGTTGCAGTTTCATTTGGCACAGAGATGACTGCGCCTGGAAGCGTAGCATCAACAAGGCAAGAGTATGACTCCTCTTTAACAGAGACATCGTACTCGTATGTCGTAACCTCAGTTAAAACTGAAACAGGTGATGAGTCCGTTGCTTCAACGGCAACGTCAATATCAAATAATAACCTTAGTAATACAGTAACTAATACTATTACTTGGGGAGCTGTATCAGGTGCTGACAGTTATAACGTCTATAAGTCACGAGGCGGTATCTTCGGTTTTGTTGGAAGAGCTACTGGAACCACTTTTAAAGATGACAACATTGAATCAGACTCAAACGATTCACCCGCAATAGCAAGAACTTTATTTAATACAACTGGCGAATACCCAGCAACAGTTAACTACTATCAACAGCGCTTAGTCTTTGGTCAAACTACTAATGACCCACAAAAGATTTATATGTCACAGACAGGTAACTATCACAACTTTAATATCTCAGAGCCTTTAAGAGATAGTGACGCGGTAACCTTTACGATTGCTGCCTCCCAGGTTAATGAAGTAAGACACCTAGTGCCGTTAAGTGATTTAATTATTCTTACCTCAGGTGGTGAGTGGTTAATGACTTCTCAAGACGGCGTAGTTTCACCATCATCTATCCAGGTTAAACCTCAAGGTTATCGTGGTTCAGCTATCGCACCTCCAATTGTTATTGGTAATACTATTATTCATTTGCAATCAAAAGGCGGAATTATTCGAGACCTGGCTTTTGCACTTGAATCAGATACTTATACGGGTAACGACTTAACAGTCTTATCAAATCATCTATTTGCGGGAAAGACAGTCAAAGAATGGGCCTACGCACAAGCACCTCACTCTATCGTTTGGGTAGTATTAAGTGATGGAACCTTAGCAGCCTTAACCTATTTAAGAGAGCATGAAGTATGGGGTTGGTCGAGGCACGATACTGACGGCACTTATGAGTCTGTTTGTACAATTTCAGAAGGCGATGAAGACGCTACCTATTTTGTTGTTAATAGAACAATTGGAGGGGTAACTAAGAGATACATAGAACGTCTTAATACGAGAGTATTTGACACAGTAGCGGACGCTTTCTTTGTTGATAGTGGGCTGTCGTATGATGGCACAAATACTGCTGCAACAACAATGACATTATCAGGTGGTTCTACCTGGGCGCATACTGAAACATTAACGCTTACAGCTAACGCTTCTACTTTTGTGTCGGGTGACCCTGGCAATACTTTTACGCTAACCATAGGAACAGAGACATTAGTGTGTACTGTCCAGGCTTACACAAGTGCTACAGTTGTTACAGTTAAAGCGGGACGCGATGTACCAACAGCATTTAGAGGAGTAGCAACTGCAATATGGTCTAAAGGTGTTGATTCTATTTCAGGAATGGGCCACCTTGAAGGCAAGACTATATCAATCCTAGCAGATGGCAACGTAGAAGGTCAGAAGGTAGTCAGTTCAGGTGCTGTTACTCTTTCACATCCAGCCAGCAAAATTCATCTTGGTCTACCAATTCAAGCAGATATTCAAACACTTAACTTAGAGCTTGGACAGCCAACTCAGCAAGGCAAGAAGAAAAGCCTGGCCTCAGTTACGCTGCGAGTAGAAAAGTCAAGAGGTGGCAAGATTGGCTATGACAAAGACCACCTAACCGAATTTAAACAAAGAGCTTATGAGACCTATGGCACAGCCACCTCATTAAAGACAGGCGATATTAAAGTTACCTTACCATCTACCTGGGCAGCAGAAGGTTCATTGTTCTACAGACAAGATGACCCTTTACCTATGACATTATTAGCTGTTATGCCTGAGGTAAGTATTGGTGGATAAGATTGAAATTAGAGAAGTAGAAGACGGCGATGTTGCAGTCCTGGTTCGTAATATGCGTAAGCATGATGTTCAAGAAGTTAATGCTGCTACTACTATGGGCGTTAGAAACGCGGTTGAGACCTCCCTGAACCTTTCAACCTATGCCAAGACAGGTTTAGTTAATGATGAGCTGGTGTGTATGTGGGGAGTATGTCCTATTTCATTGATTAGTAGTTCAGGCTCACCTTGGATGTTAGGAACCGATTTAATAGAAAAGAAACAACGAATATTTCTTAGAAGGTCTAAGCCTTGGCTAGAAGATATAAAAAAAGATTATAAGACTTTAGAAAACCATGTTGATGAGCGCAATACTTTATCAGTTAGATGGCTTAAATGGCTAGGTTTTGAAATGAATAAGGCAGAACCATACGGCGTTAATGGTGAGCTTTTTCACAAATTTACAATGGAGACGTAGTATGTGTACCCCGATGTTAGGAATGATGTTGCAAGGTTTAGGAGCAATGGCCCAGGCTCAAGGACAAAGACACGCAGCAGCAGCCAAAGCGAATGAATATAGATACCAGGCGCAAGTCGATGACAACAATCGCAAGGTAGCACTTTGGAAAGCACAAGATGCTAAAGATAGAGGCGCTAAAGACGAGGCTGCACTTAGAGTTAAAGTAGCACAACTTAAAGGCAGACAGAAGAGCGCTCTTGCTGCAAGTGGCGTTGAGATAGGGGATGGTTCAGCTCTAGACATATTAGGTGATACCGCAGCTCTTGGTGAGTTGGACGCATTAACAATTAGATCAAATGCAGAACGCGAAGCCTACGAACAAAAAGTAAACGCAAGCAATCTAGCAGCTAACGCTTCAATGAAACGAATGGGAGCTGACAACGCAATCATTGCTGGAAGAATTGGCGCAACAACATCATTACTATCAGGTGCTAGTTCTATTGCAAGTAAATGGCAATCGTACTCATACGGATAAGGAATAACTATGGCAACAGTCCCACAATATCAAATAGGTCAAGTTAAAGACAGCGCAGTAAGCGGAGGTTTTCAACAAATACAAACTAACTCTGATGCC